TAACAGTAGCCTTTGATGCTCTTGAGAAATTGAAGGGCAGTGGCTTATAATTCGAGTTTAAATCATTATAGGCAAGGATAGTATCTTTCTTTCCATACCATTCTCCGTTACCAAATTTTAATGTGTTTGCCATCTTATAATGTGTTTAAGTTTAATTCTGTTACTAATTCGTTTAATGAACGATAACTTGTGAGCGTTTCTAATTCAAGGTCTGTGAGAATTTCATCGTAGTAGCCAAGTTCTTTTGTTTTTCCGTAGAAATCTTCTGCACCATTACCTCTATCAAACTGAAATGTATTTAATGTATTAGCAGAAAAAGTAACACCGCTTGTATCTGTTGCTACTTCAAAACCATTAACCCATAAACTAAAATCATTTGCTTTATATTTAAGCGATATCTTACTGTTAATTGTAATATCTGAAGATGTATATTGTAAAATGGCTTGATTTCCCCCTGCACCTATATTTGTAACAGTTGCCCATATAGCGTTGCTAATAGTTAGGTATTGAATTCTTACAGTATTTGACGTAGTTCCATCACTTAATGCAATTGTTCTATTTGTTAAATCATCAGCCAAAGCACTTATCTCTGCCATCAATACACCTTCTGAACTGTTAAACGTAGCTGCATCTCCTGCTCCATCGCAAGTTTCTGCATTACGAGTTACTGTACTTCCACTATTAGATTTGATATAGCTTGTTGGATATGAGCCATTTTGAAAATCAGCACCCCATACATAAATAAAATCTCCTTGAGAATTTACACGATTTTCACCTAAAGAAACTTGGGCTTGAGGAGTTGTGTTTTGTGCTTCAATTACAACATAACACCTATACCAACCATTGCCGTAGTTTTCAATACCACTATCAACGTATGTAGAATTTGATAATCCATTTCCAGTAATTGATTGAGTAGATAAGTCAAAATTAAAAAACCTATCTCCACTTGTCGCATCGTAATAAGTAATATTTAATATTGATTTATTACCTATTTTACCAAAAATAGAAAATGTATAATTTTCACCTATTACAACAACTGGTCTTTGTCTAATCCAAGAACTACTAGTGCCAATTTGATTTTTAATAAGTTTAGTTCCGTTTAAAGTACCATCTGGAGATATTATAGAATTAATTACAGAATCTAAATTTACTGCCTGCCAAGTAGACCCAGCAGTTATCGTTTCACTATAAGTAATTAAATTAGTCCTCTGTGGCTCAAGTTTTAAACTAGGGCATCCATTTACAACACCATCAATCAAAGGATATTCAAGTCTAGGAACATTAATTGCCATTTCTTCTATTAACCCACTACTATTTACTCTTGTCGCAGTTGTTGCCCTTGTAAAGTCAAAGTCCCCAACCCCACTTTCAGGTAGTACACTATAAACCTTACTTGCTTTATACCCTGATGGTATCATTGCTAAACTTGGTGTTGCCATTTTAAATATCTTTAATTATTTTTATTTTTATTATCACAGAATATTAATTGAAATCTGCATTATTAACACATCCAATGGCTTCAATAGTACCACCATCTGCGATAACTCTAGCTTCATATTCTCTTATCAAAGGGTTATTGAAATCATAATAGATGCTTCCCCACCCTACTTTTTCAGGGCTACCCCACCAACTTGTATTATAGATTTCATTTGCCATTGCTTACTTTTTTTTTGTTTTTTTTCTTTAGAAAAACTTTTAACTTTTCAATATTCTTTTTCTTAGGTTTATACGTCATAAAACCCATCCGTTAAATGTTGAATCATAACTAGGGTAAATATCATCATTCGTGTTACTTGTGTATTCAGGATATGTTGCCTGATTAAAACTCATAAAATCAATAAATCTTCTAGAATACCATTCTGCATTTGTTCTTGCTTTTTCAACTAAAAAATCTATTTCGTTTTTATCTACTGAAACTGAGTTTTCTGATGTATGTTTAAATACCCCACCTTGTTTTACCTGATATGCAGCAAAAGGATAGTAATTAGCCTGTGAATACCATATTAACATAGGTACAATATAGTCATCTAAAATTGTTTTCCATCTTGCATTAGCAGGATCATCTATGTTTGGAATTGCAGTAGCTAAACCATTATACAAATCTGTTCCCATTATTTGCTGAACATCTATTTCCTGTGCTATCTTTACAAATTGTATAAACTTGTCTGTCGAAATATTCCCATCCATTATGGAATTTCTGATAAGGTCTGTTCTATTTATGAATAGTTGTGTAGCCATTTATCTTCTTTTATTTGTTGGTAAAAATCCCTCGTTTGGCATATCAATAGGTCGTTTAGCAACCAACTCACTATTCTTTTCAGGTTTAAATCCTGCCTTTCTAGCTTGGTTTACACTAATTGTAGGTGCAAGTGGGCTATTAATATCAATACTTCCTTTTCCTTTCTTCATATAAGTCTTACGCATCCAAAAATGGTGGCAAGCCCCACCGCCTTTGTAAAACCAAATGGAATATGTATCAGCACCTCTTGGTCCCCAACCTGCATTAACTGCTTGTTTACTCATCATTTCAATATCTTCTTTTCGATATATCTTTTTAGCTGCTACCATTTTTTGACAAAAATCTCTAGTAACATTTTTACCCTCTTTGTCAAATGTATCTTTTAAAGGTGCATATTGATAACGAACTTTAAATTGTGTACCATCAACTGTTTCATCTTGACTACTTTTTGCATTTGGTCTAGCAGTTCCTGTTGATACAAATTCCCATAGTTTAGAAAGTAAACTTTTTCCTTTTGTGTTTAGTTGATCTATCTGATAATCCAAAGCATCTTCTGCTTCATAATCAACTTTTCGTTCGTCTATTAATTCCCATTCAGATAAATCTTCATCTTCACCAAAAGACTCTAAAGTAACATCTTCTAACTTTACACAATTAGGTACTTTCTTTCCATCTTTTTCTTTCATACCTCTTTGCTCATATCCATCCCAACAAGGTGCTTTAAGTTCTTCGTGACTTACGCAAGGCATATAATAAGTAACACCCTCTACCTCGTGTTCGTGATATCCACCACATCCCATTTCTTCAGCTACCTTTTCTGCTTCTTCTTTAGTTTCATAAGCCTGTTTTCCATCTATTTTTTTCAAGCTAAACTTCTGCATCTCAACTCCTGTTTCTTCTTCAATAGTTTCTTTGTCTTGAATAGATTGGTCTACTTCAGTAAATTCTAAAGGTTGTAAGGTCGTAAAGTATAGATTTAAGCTAATATCATTGTAAGCTAATATCTTATCAAAGCTATCTATTAAAAGTTCCTGAAAAGGTCTAATAACTGTATTATCCATTAATAAACTTGCAGTTTTTATTTCATCTGCATTGTTTCCTAATCCTGATTGGTCTTTTATACCTAATAACATAGGGCTTACAATCCTGTGAGCAACCATTATTTTCTTAGTTGATTCTTCAGAAAGGAATTGATATTGGTTATGTGCATCAGATAACTGTACAGGGGTTATTTCTGCTTGACTTTCTTTATTATCATTAAATGCTAGAATGAATTTCCCTGCATTGCTAGATCCTGAAAACTTTTCAGCAATCTTATTCTCTATTAATTGTCTTTCTTGTTGGTTAGGTGTACCATTGTTAAAGTTAATTAACATACTAGGACTCAGCCCATTAAGGATATTATTTAAATGATAGTTAGATACTTCTTCTTCAAGTTCTGCATACTGCAACCCACCTTGATAATCCACAGGAGAATAGTAATAAAACCCTGCCTTGTAAGGTTGTATGTATAATATCTCAATATTTTCATTTGACATACCAAAAGCAGGTATTCTTAAAGGAACATCATTTCTTTTTATATTTGCCCAATCTTTAAAATAATAATAAGCAGGAACATCACCCTCATCATTACATTTTTCTGCTCTTAAAGTTTCAATAGGTAAGTGTTCTAATTGTGCAATAGTTTTTCTATCCTTAGAATAGATAATTTGTACTGCACATTGTCCCATCAATTTTAAATCGTAGCATAATTTTCTAACTACATCTTTTTTAAACAAAGAAACCATTTGAGCATACTCATTTGGCTTAGCACTAGAATTAGTAGCATTTAATCCTTTTCCGTAAATAGCTTGACTGATTCCATTTATAGCAGCATTATTTGTTGGACTACCATTATACCTATCAATTAAGTATTGAAAATAGTTATTATCAGCACCATATTCAATATAGTCTTTTCCTGATACTTCTTTAATTACAGGACTTGTATAAGTACTTAAATTTACAAAACCAAACTCTGATGTTTTTGTTTTTTTTATAAATTGTCCTTTATTATTTCTTAATCTTGTTTTCATCTTACTAAATAAGTATTATCATAACCATTATAATCTGAATATTCACCCAAGTTCAAATCGTAGTAATTATTATTTAATTGGTCAATATCTTGATTTGTGCAAAATATTCTGTCCTTGTAAATTATTTCTAAATCTGATGTTTTTACTAAATTCTCTGCTTCTAAAAAACTTAATAAACAAGCACCACTTTCAAAAGTACCACCTGAAGAAATTACCCTTTGTTTAAATTCCCCATAAATACCTTTTATGTGATATACTTCTAAATCATAAAACCTATTCTCTGTTAAATTAAAAATAGAAGATAAATCTAAATAATTTCCATTTACTGATGCACTTGGCAATATAATAGAAACTACATCATTTGTACTATCATCTCTTAATTTTATAGTAACACTTGTTTCATATACTCTAGGTATAATCTGTATGGTTTGCTCTATTGTAGACTTTGCTAATATAATCATTATTAATATAACGTAAAAAAATAAGTTATTTGTAAAATCATTAAAGCAAAAAAAAAGCACCCAATAAAGGATGCTTAATTTTTAACTAAATAATAAGATTATGCAGTTGGGTCAATTTGTGTTGCATCAGCACTTACTGCTGCATCTAAGAAATAAGGTGCAGTTTCTTCTAATCCCTCGAAACTTAAAGTAAAGCCTGAAAGGTCTCCTGCTGCTGCTCCTGTAA